ATTAAATGTGCAAAGGATATTGCCATTTATTACCTCTACGATTTGCCTGAAACCATTCCGCAAAAACGGGTGAAAGCATTCGATGACTGTATGAAATGGCTGAGTGACCTCGCCGCTGGAAACGCCGTTCTTCCCGGCGTTGACCCTGCTCCAATAGAAAACACGAACGTATTGGTTGCAGGTAACATTTCAAGTGGTTCGGAATTGAAGCGGGATAATAGGTTATAGGCTACCGTTTAAATAGTTTTTTAAACGGGGTTTCGGCTACTTTCCCGTAAAAGTGGCACAACTACATAAGTAAAACATTAAAAAGGCTTAAAACGCCCCTTTTCAGATGGCAAAAAAGAAGCAGGTACAGGAAGTAAAACCGCAGGTTAGTTTTCCGATAACGATTGTCCAAAAGGACAACCAACGCAAATCGCTGCAAACGTGGCGGTCTGCAAAAGAAGCGGCAGAGTCACTGTACAATCCAATCAGACAACCGCTCGTAAATTTGTACGCAGATATTATTATTGACCCGCACCTTGATTCGGTAATTGATAAACGGGTAACAGCTATCACAAACATCAGCTGGTCATTTCAACATGACGGCGAGGAAATCGAAGAAGTCACCGAAAAGGTTCTTGAAAAGTACTTTTTCGAAGATTTAATTACATTCATTCTCGAAAGTAAGTTTCACGGGCATTCACTGATTGAAATCGACTTGCAAAATGGCAAGGTTCTACTCGTTCCGAGAGAACACGTTATCCCTGAATTTAGAATCGTAGTACAAGACCCGTTTTTGACGAACGAAGGAATTGATTACACCAAGCCGCCCTACAACCGTACAACTATTGAAGTCGGAAAAGCTGATGACTTAGGCAAACTCTACAAAGTTGCTCCCTACGTACTATTGAAGCGGGGAGATATTTCTGACTGGGCTACTTACTGCGAAGTTTTTGGGCAGCCGCTCCGAGTTGGTAAGTTTGACCCAAATTCACCCGGAAACGAAGGGGCTGTCAAAAAATCGCTTGAAACCGCTGGAGCAAATTCATGGGTAGCGTTACCGATTGGCTCTGAGTTCGACTATATTTCTGACCCCGGTAAAACGGGAAATGATACCTACGAACGTTTCGCCAACTTCGCCGATGCCGCAATAAGTAAGTGTATCGTTGGTCAGACAATGACCACTGAAGGCGGCAGCTCTTACAGCCAGTCAAAAGTTCACATGGAAGTTCAGCAGAGCATCCATCAAGCCGACCGCCGATTCGTGGAGAAAATTCTGAACGAAAAGTTCCTGCCGATCCTAAAAGTCCAGGGCTTCACTTTCCCCGACGGTGCAAAATTCCAAGCCGTTGACGAAGAGGAAAGCCAAACCAAAAAGGAGCGGCTCGAAATGGATTTACGAATCCACAAAGAAGTTGCCAATCTTCCGCTTAGTTACTTTGCCGAAGAGTACAACGTACCCATCGACAAAAACGCTGAACCCATCCAACCTCCAGAAAAGAAAAAGGAAAAAGAGAAGGAAAAAGAGAAAGAAGAACTCGCCGACGACCCTTCCGGTGGAATTGCGTTAAAAAACCGAACGCTCTACCAAGCCTTCTTAGATTTTTTTCCCCAAGCCCCGAAGTGATTGATCCCTTCGGGGCGGCTCAGTCCCTTGAGTATAATGTAGAACTAAATGACGGAGAACCCGAACTTACTAAACAGCTTTTAAATGCCCTTAAAAAACTATATGAACGAAGCAAAACGCGAAGCACGGAAGTGTTGCAAAAAGAACTGTTCGAGGTGTCTTACAATTCCCTCAGTTCTGCAATTTCTCAGGGATTCGGAAAGCCAAATTACGGAAAAGCCGATCTTAACTTTGTCTGGGAGCTTCACAAGTCCGCCCGTTTCTTCGTTGCCCGAAAAACCGCACTCCAAGTAATCCAATTGAACGGCTTGATTGCCGATACCGAGCGGGGTACTCGCCGCCCGTTCAGCAAATTCAAAAAATTATCAAAGGGCATCATCGGCAACTACAACCAAACGTGGCTAAAAACTGAATACGACACCGCTATTTCTGCCGCCCGATCGGCACGGGATTGGATTGGTTACGAAGAAAACGCCGACCTCTACCCAAACATTGAGTACCTGCGTACCGTATCGGCAGAGCCAGATAAAGACCATTTGAAATACGTCGGCATTATCCGACCGATCAACGACCCGTTTTGGGATACGCACCTTCCACCCAGCCGTTGGAATTGCAAGTGCAGCGTTAAGAATACCGCCGCACCAGTGACAGTAATTCCCGACAACATTGATGACCTTGATCCGGTTGTTCCGGCGTTTCAGAATAATCCCGGAAAAACAAAGCTCTTGTTCAATTTGCCGTACACGTCGTATGCGTTGAATACTACCAATATTCCTGATGCCGTAATTGCCAAGGAACTCAAAACCCGAATACTGCCCGAACTCGAAAACTTCATTCCGGCGTACAGTTTCGATAATGGCGGCGAATTATTGATTCACCCGGGAATAAGTGAGGATGAATTTATGTTCAATACGGCTATTGGAACTTTACTGGCAAGCAAGGGCAAAAAGGTAAAATTATTACAGCGATTTGCCGAAGCAATTAGCCCGGACGCTTTGGTAGGTAATATGCTGACTGACTTCAAGGGAATTGTCTCTGCTAACGTCAGGAGTGCGGTAAATAATACGCTCCGATCAGCCGCAAAGCAAGGCGTAAAAGTAGTTGTGCTTTACTTCAAAAATCCGGTTGAGTTATCAGAGGTGTACCGCAATATCAAAGGAAAAATTGTGAACAAAGGCGTGGTAAATACGAAGGGGTTTGAAAAGTTCATTGTGATAGACCACGAAAAAAATGTGTATGAAAAGACAGCCAACGAGATAATTGGCTTTTAACGCAAAAAGACCACCCTTGCGGATAGCCTCTTCGGAAGGTTCTCGGCAGTACCTCGAACCGCCACAAATATAAAACAAAATTAATGATTCCTGAAACACCCGCCGAATTAGTTGAATTTATGCTCAGTTGGTTGAGCGAAACCGGGGCGGTAGAAATCATAGAAGCAAGGATTGTAGAACTCAAAAAGCAAAAGCCGGAAAGCTTCCAAATGACCAAACACGCCGAGGAAATAGACTTCTTTTTACAAGTGAAAACAGAACTTAACAAACATCAAATTTATGTACGATAACTTGATATACGTCTATTATTGGGCTGGCTTTTTTATTATTAACGGAGCGGGTTTAGCACTTACAGCCTTCTGCATTTTCTATGTTTCAGAAAAAATACTGACTTACATTTTCAGAACATATAAAATTTGGGACAACTGCATGGAGTATTTTAGAAATAGAGAGGCTTTTATGATTTGGAAAACAGGGGGAAAGCAATAATGAACCTATCCAACTTCCTCGCACTCAAAGCCTCCGAGCTGACCCGCTACATTCAGCAGGATGCCCTACGCATTATTGCTAAAGAAGGGCGTGACCATTTCCGTGAATCCTTCCAAAACGAAGGCTTCACAGATGCAACAATAGAGCCGTGGAAAGAAGTCAAACGCCGTCAGGAAGACCGCATGAAACGCAACAAAAACGGCAGCGTATCCAAACGCCAGGGCAGAGATCAAAAACGCAAAATCCTGACTGATACCGGAGACCTCAAAAACTCCATAACCACCGAAGTGCGGGGCATGACCGTAGAAGTTGGAACAGACCTTGACTACGCCGAGCCACACAACGAAGGCACAACCAATGCGGGGCGGGGCAATAACACCACCATCTCGCAACGCCAGTTCATCGGCGAAAGCCAAGCCCTCAACGAAAAAATAGAAAACCAATTTGAAAAAGACATTACCAAAATCCTAAAACAATAAGTCCGCTCAATCTCCCTCCTTTAAGGAGGGATTAAGGGAGGTAATATATATTATGCTTTACAACCTACTCCAAGACCTCAACCGGCTGTTAAGAACAGAGCTTCCTGAAATCAGAATGATAGATTTCGACCGGGGGCAACTGCAAAACCCGCAGCGGCACGAATCCATCTTGCAACCCGCCGTTCTGCTCGGTATCCCGAATATCAACTGGAGCGAACTGCCGCACCGGGATCAGGAAGGTGATATGGCGTTTTTCACCAAAACGATTGTGAGGCTTCCGCACGATACCTTTTTGTATAACGACCTGCCCATTGATGAAAACACCGCTCTCGATAATAACATTACTGAGAACGTAAACGAGCTAATGCTCGAAGATGCCGTCCACCAACAAATCTGCACCCTCGAAGGCGTGTGCCGAATTCGGAGTTCTTTCTACTTTGTCGATACGTTTTTCGTTGCAGAGCATGCATACAGCGGCTATATATATTATAAGAATACGCCACGATACCGCAAACATACCCTCGCCAACAAACCGCACATTTCTACCGAAATTAAACGGCCAATATGATGGATACGCCAACTCCCGGAAATACCTACGTAGAGAAAATCTACGCTTTCATTCAGCCTCATTTGCCGCTGATTGTGGTGTGTTTACTATTATATCAGTATTTCATTAGTATGCCGAACACGGCAACAGAAATCTCGACCGCTCAAAAAGAGACCAAAGAAGCCCTTCTAAAAGTAAAGGTTGCCGAGTCACTGTTGCGTGAGCAGGGTATCATCATTGATGCCCTCCAAAACCAAGTCAGCATCCTGCAATTTGTGACAGAAAACTCGCTGTTACGCATCAACGACATTGACCGCAACTTCCACGCCCAAGCAGACACCACTCACGCCAACATGCTGAAACGCTCCGAAAGCATCAAAAAACAACTCCGCTAAATCCCCCTCCTCTCAGGAGAGGGGAGGTAAACAAACGCACCAATGAAAACCTTACTACTAATTCTCATATCGTACACCGCTCCCGCCGACAGCCTGAAACCGCTATTGCCCAAAATTGTGCAGGAAATTGAAACGAGCGTGCCGATGGGAGCAAACAGCCTGAACGCTGATATAATTGCGTTGCTGGACGATTACGAGAAACTCTACCAAAGCTGCATTCTCGCCAAAAACAGCATCAAGACCGAAGCCACCGGAGCGTTGAATAATACCCTTGTAGAACTCGACAGAATCCGGCAACTGCTCAACCGATCAGATCAGAATACTCTAACGCTCCGTGCCGACCTCGCCATCCTGAACAACAAACTTCTCGGAATCAGATCTGATCTCAGAAAAGCCAAACGGCGGGCGTGGTTTGAGCGTGCCGGAAGCTCCGCTGTAATTATCACACTTAGTGCCATTCTGATAAATCAAAACCTTAGACCCAAACCCCCGTAAAATGAAAGCCTATATCCAACTTCAAAACCTGCACAATAATCAGAAGCTGACGAGCAAAGTATTCAATTGTGCCAACCTACCCGTGGAGATTATCGACAATGACGGCATCGCCGAATTTGAACACAACGGCGACGTTTGGTATTTCCTACCATCCGAATACGTCATTCTCGGCAAAGAACACGACACCAAGAAGCCCCTCAGCCGCTTCTAAAGACAACATCCTTTAGCCCCCTCATCTTAGGAGGGGGTTGGGGGAGGTTTTTAAACAATTTTTATTCACTTTTTAAACACTTAATTTTTATGGAAAAATTCGCAGAATTACAAGCCCTACTTGCCTCCACCGAAGCCGATGCAAAGAAGTTTTATGAGGAAGGAAACAACGCCGCCGGGACGCGTGTCCGCGTAGCACTGAACCAACTCCGCAAAGATGTTCAAGATGTCAGATTCGACATCCAACGCATCAAAAACGAAGCGTAAAAGATTCCATCCAGG